GTTCTGATTAAAAATATTTCAGCAACCGATTCATGGTTTTTACATGACCACCTTAGAGATGGTTTTAACGAAGATAATGAATATTTAAGACCGAATGAAAATTCAGCAGAGGGTAGTGGAGTTAATAGATGTAATTTATACTCAAATGGTTTCACAGTTCCAACTACGGATAAAAGTCACAATACAAATGGTTCAACATACATTTACATAGCGTTTGCTGAAGCGCCATTAGTAGGAAGTAACAACGTACCTGCGTGCGCTAGGTGATTAATAAAATGGAGAAAAATAAAATATGAGTAGAAATAGAGATTTAGCAAATATAATTAGTGGTGGTTTCACTACAGCAGATTTACCAACATTAACTGCAAATGAAATACCTAATTTAGATGCTAGTAAGATAACTACAGGTTCTATAGCAGACGCAAGAATACCTGCTAGTGCAGTATCTCAACACGCAACATCTTTTGATGACAATAAGATTGTTAATGATATTTCTACACTTGCTTTAAGACAAGCATCTAACGAAAACAAAAGTGCTTACAATACTAACTCAATGTTTGTTGATGTATTCCAAGATGATACTGGAATAGGAACAGAAACTAATACTGATAGAAATTCTAGTGAATATGTATCATCAGCATCTTTAGCAACAGGAAATAAAAAAACTTTAACTAGAGCGAAGATTTATACCAATGCTACTGCTTATGCTATTTGGCAATTTAGAGGTTCTAATGATGCTTCGTCTTGGACTAATTTAGGCAACACAATGAATGTATCACAAAACGCAGATGCTTATGCAGATAGTGGATATTTTTCAAATACAACTGCATACAGATACTATGAATTTTATAAAACAAATTCAGCTCAGGGTGGTCAATATCATAGAGAAATAAAACTTTATGAAGGTGGTAGTGGAAGTACTGAAATTAGTTATACTAATCTTAATACATCTAGTGGTAGATTAACTTCAAATGATGTATCTTTAGGAAACCTTGACAATTTATTTGACAATAGTACTAGCACACCTGCTTTTTATACCGATAGTTCTGGTGTAGGTGCTTATGTTAGAATGGATTTTAATGGTATTGGAGATGTTGAAAACATAGTTGAAGCAACAGGAAACTTTATATCCAACGCAATTACAGCTTCATCATCAACTAACAAGATGGGTGCTATAATTACTTATCAAGACAACGCAGGTACTAACGCATTAAATACAGATTTAGTTTTACAATTATCAGCAGACAATGGTTCTAATTTTACAACAGCTACAATGACAGCTTTACCAGATTTTGCTACTGGAATTAAGATGGCTAAAGTAAATGACTTGTCTGTTACAGCAGGAACACAATTAAAATATAAAATATCTTTTGCTAATCAATCTAGTGGAAGTAAAGAAGCTAGAATAAGAGGCGTTTCACTTCAATACTAATGGCAAGAAAAAAGGTTTCACCTAAACAGTTTGCTGAAATGGCTACTGGGGTTAGACTTTCTTCACACGAAAAATTATGTGCTGAAAGAATGAAGCAAATACAAACATCAATAAATGAATTAAATAAAGAAGTAAAAGCATTAAGAACAGATGTTTCAACTGGTAAAGGTATGGTTAAAGTTATTGTATTCTTAGGAACAATAATTGGAACACTAATAGGTATCTTCCAGTTTAAATGAAATATGTTTTAGTTCTTTATCTTTGCATCACAGGTCAAACTTGTATTGAAGAAAAAATAGTTCCTGTAGAATATCCAAAATATTATGACTGTCTAAGTGATGGTTACATAAGAGCATATAATTCAATTCAAACGCTTGGTGTTGATGTAATAGAAAAAAATAAATTTATAGTAAAATTTGAATGTAAAGGAGTTAAAGTTGAAAATATCTGAAAATACTAATGTTGCTATGCCAGTCAAAAATATGGTTGGTATTATAGTTGCAGTAGCTATGGGTGTTTTTGCTTATACAGAAGTAACTGCAAGATTAACTTCATTAGAAACTTCAAGAGAATTATTCCAAGCAGACTTACTTAAAAAGTCTGAGCAGAAACCTACAGACCAAGAACAATTTATGTTATTAGAAGCTGTCTTTGAAGATGTAGAAAAGTTAATTAAAAACCAAGAACAAAATATGACGAACAAAGTCAATATAGAATTTTTAAAACAACAGTTAGAAAAAACATTAGCTGATGTAGAAAATCTTAAAGATAAAGTTAGAAAAAATGGTAACGGGCATTAATGAGTAGATTGAATAGAAAATTAATAGAATATCTAAAATTGTATTCTAAAAAAGTTAAACAACTAAACTTTACTAAATTTTTAAAACAAGAAGTAGAGATAGGTGCTAATGGCACACAAAGATACAAAATTAAAGAAGGAAAAAATAAAGGCAAAGTATTATGATTGAAACAGCAGTAGCGTTATTACTTTTTGTAAATGGTGAAATAAAAGAACACCGAATACAAGACAGTATGGCAACCTGTTTAAAGAGACGTAGAGTTGCTGAAAGAGAAGAAAAAGCATCAACTTCATATAAATGTTTGTCAGCAAAAATGGAACTAGAAGTAAATATAGATGGTTCTAAGTCAATTAAGAAAATAATATTAGACTAATGAAAAAAATAATAGATTTTATAGAAAAGATAATTCTATGGATATTAGGATATAGATGAGCAAAGATAAATTATTAGAACTTCATTCGATACTAGCAGAACAGCTATTAAAAAAAGTAAAAGATGAAGATGTAAAAGCTAGTGACCTTAATGTTGCTAGACAGTTTCTAAAAGACAATGGTATTGATGGATTACCAACAAATGATAATCCACTAGGTCAATTAATAAATGAACTACCATTTGCTGAAAAGAAATTAGTTAAGAATAATTAATATAAGTTTATGCACGAAAAACTGAAAGACTTCAGGAATTTTCTCTACTTAGCATGGAAGCATTTAAGACTTCCTGCACCTTCTACCATGCAATATTCAATCGCTGACTATATTGCTAATGGAGATAAACGTACAATTATCAGTGCTTTTAGAGGGGTAGGCAAAAGTTGGATTACTTCAACTTATGTCTTATGGAGATTACTTCTTGACCCACAAATAAATATATTGGTTGTGTCTGCTTCTAAAAATAGAGCAGATGACTTTAGTACGTTTTGTTTAAGACTGCTATCTGAGATGCCTATACTACAGCATCTAAAACCAAAAGGAGACCAACGACAATCTAAGATAAGTTTTGATGTTGCACCTGCATTAGCAAGTCACCAACCTTCAGTTAAATCTTTAGGTATAACTTCTCAGCTAACTGGAAGTAGAGCAGACTTAATTATTGCAGATGATATAGAAACTTCAGGTAATACTCAAACTCAGTTTATGAGAGACAAGTTATCTGAAGCCATTAAAGAATTTGAAGCTATTGTAAAACCTGAAGGTTCTAGAACTATATTCTTAGGAACACCTCAAACAGAACAGTCTATTTATAACAAGTTGCAAGAGAGAGGTTATAAAATTAGATATTGGACAGCAAGGTATCCATCAGAGAAGCAACTAAAATCGTATGCTTCTAATCTTGCACCCATTATTGCAAATACTTGGGAGCATGAACTTGTAGGGAAAGCAACTGACCCACAAAGATTTGATGAAAAAGATTTATTAGAAAGAGAAGCTAGTTATGGTCGTATTGGCTTTAACATGCAGTTTCAATTAGACACTACTTTAAGTGATTTAGACAGATACCCACTTAAACTAAAAGACTTAATAGTATTAAATTTAAACCCCACTACTGCTCCTGAGAAGGTCGTATGGGCTAGTTCTCCTGAATTACAGTGGAATGACCTACCCAATGTAGGTTTACAAGGAGACGCATATTTCAGACCCATGCAGACACAAGGAGACTGGATAGACTACACTGGTTGTGTAATGTCTATTGACCCTTCAGGTAAAGGTAAAGATGAGACAGCTTACTGTGTAACTAAGATATTAAATGGTAATATTTATGTAGTTGCAACAGGTGGTTTTAACTCAGGTTATTCTGAGCATGTCTTAAATAAACTTGTAGGCATTGCTAAGAAGCATGAAGTTAAAAAGATACTTATTGAAGAAAACTTTGGTCAAGGTATGTTTGAAGCACTACTTAAACCTTACCTGACAAAAGAGTATCCCTGTACGACAGAGATGGTCAGACAGACCTCTAATAAGCATAGAAGGATACTAGACACCCTAGAACCTCTATTTGCACAGCATAGAATAGTCTTTGATGCTAATGCTATAAGAGAGGACTATGAGGGTACTAATAACCTATATCCACCTGAAACAGCATTAAGGTATCAACTGATGTATCAAATAAGTAGGTTACAGAAGGGTGCTAATACGTTATCGCAAGATGACCGAATAGATGCCTTACAGATGGCTTGTTATTACTGGATATTACAATTATCAAAAGACCAAGATATGTCAGTAAAGACAAGGAAAGAAGAACTATTTAACCAAGAATTAGACCAATTCTTTGGAAGACCTAATAAAGACAATACTTGGATAAAGATATAAGACATATCTAAGTGCCACTATTAGAGAATTAGAACTATTAGATAACTATTAGTTTAATAATAAGTGTAATCAGGTTCATGTATGCAATATAGGAACTGATGATGAATATAGTGTGACTAATAGAGATAACTTAATAACATGAACCATAATGATAAACTATTATATCTTAAAGCCTTATGTAAAACTAAGGGTGACAAGAAGGTAGCTAAAGAAATAGCTGATGGTATCAAGTATTTAAACAAGAAGACTGGCTTGGGGTATACTTATAGAGCAGACAAAAAGCCCTTAAATCCAAAAGAAGACCAAATAGAAGGCAAGAAGTTTATCTTAAAGTTCTGCCAAGAGTTTTTAGACTATGCAGTTGATTACTCAATGATTGACAGAGTAGAAGACTTGTTGCACCCACAAG